TATTTAAAAGAAGAAGCAATAGCTCTTATACACTGGTTAGAAGATAACAAACATAAATTAAAATCACATTAATGGAACAAAAGAAAAAAGTTTTAAAAAGTGAAATTAAATATGAAATCACTCTTAATGATGAACAGAAAGAAGCTAAAAGACTAATAAGAGAAAATCAAATAGTGGTGATAACAGGTAGAGCAGGCTGTGGTAAGAGTCTTGTATCAGCTCAAACAGCTCTTGACTTTATATTCAAAAAAGAATATGACAACATATATGTTACACGTGCAGCTGTTGAAGTTGGTCATTCTCTTGGCTTTTTGCCTGGGAGCTTGGATGAAAAGTTCAACCCATATTTGGAAGCCTTTCAAGAAAACCTTATTAAGTGTTATAATAAAACTAAAATTGATGATCTTATCAAAGATAAAAAAGTCATTGCACTACCTGTACAGTTTATACGTGGCAAAACTATTGACGATGTACTTGTGGTGGAAGAAGCCCAAAATTTGACTAAGGCAGAAATGCTTGCACTACTTACACGTCTTGGAAAGAATGGTAGGATTATAATCAATGGCGATAATGAACAAAAGGATATTAAAGATGACTTTAATGGACTTAGTTATGCTATTGATCTTTCTAAAAAGATTGATGGAATTAAATGGATTAAATTAAAACATAACCACAGGAGTGATCTAGTGGGTAAAATTTTAGACTATGAATACTCAGGAAAATAATATACTTACAATAGCAGAAATACTAGACTTGTATGTTAATGGGGACATTGTTCCTGCTGGCACAGCAAGAAAATGCTATATGAGTGAAGACCATAAAAGAAAGAACATCATATCATGGATACATGATAATGAATTAAAAAACCAAGCCTTTTTAAGAGGCATGTCTATGACATCAGCTAAAAGAGATTTATTACAAAATAGAAGTTTATTAGGATAAAATGATATTACAACTAAACCCAACAGTAGAAGTCCATACACCATTAGGTGATGGAGAAGCCATGTTTATTATAGATTATGGAATTAATATAAACACTGTGTGGGTAGTGAGACTACCCAAAGGTGTTATTAAACATTTTTATTCTGATGATGTAAGGATATGGGGAAACCCAATGAATGGAGAAGGATGGGATTGTGAAAGACTAGATGACATAGTAAAAAAGATTCCACCTAATGCAAAACGTAACATGGACTTTTTAAAAGAAGAAAAAAATGATTAGATTATTTGATGTAAGTAATGGTAAAGTGATTCCTAGTGAACACTGTTACACATTAAAGTTTCTTAAAGATATAATGGATGTTCACCCAGATGATCATCTCACTATATATGCCTACTTTTTTTATATGACTTGCCCCAATCCAGATATGAATCCTTTCTTTGATATACAAGAAACAGATAAAGAAAGTATCATCTTAAAAGAAATAGATGCTGACTTTAGTGTTGATGATGATCTTATAGTGGCTGGGTTAAAGAGATGTGAACAACTCTATCAAACTCCTACATACAGAGCATATCTTGGGATAAAAATATTTTTAGATAATATGGCTAAAAGTATGGCAACAGAACAACTTACATTTGGTAGAGATGGATCTAGTCCTGCACTTCTCAGAATGGCAGAGAAGTATGATGCAGTGAGACAATCATTTAAAGGAGTGTATAAAGATCTTATGGAAGAACAACAATCATCTGTAAGAGGTGGACAAAACTTAGCATATGATCAATAAAACAAATAATATGAAACAAGAAGTTTATCAAGACGAAGAACCTTATTATAAACCAGCTGATTTAGCTTATTTAGAAGATTGGGTATTTCATTATAATTCAACTAATGAACAGTGGGCAGCTGTTCCACGTGAAACATACAATGAGTATTGGAATGATTATAAACATGCAGGTGTTCTTAGAAGTAAACATCTAAATACATTATTAGACCTTTTACATAAGAGTAAAGGTGACATAGATATTATAGAAGATATTACACGTGGAGAAATCAAGTAACTTTATAGAAGTACCTACATACAAAGATGGCCAATGGTCTGTCACTGAATTTCCTACAAGAGAAGAATTCAGAGACTTTCTATTACCATTGTTTAAAGAACCTGGTAAGTATGAATTTAATGAAGACAGTTTAATGTTCAATGCTGAAGGACGTAAGTTTCAAAAGCAAGGATATTATTGTCATGCCCCATTAAAGAGTAAAGACTTTATAACATATTGGGATGATCAAAAAAACAAATGTCGCACTGGCATTATTATTCATAGTGGAGATTACACTTGGTATCTATCTAGAGACTATTATATGTGGCTTAATTTCTTGCCAATCTATGATAAAGAAGAAAAAAGATTTGATTTTGCAAAAGTCAGGGATGCTCAGTATCACATGGCTCTCTATGAAATTTTAGGAGAACTTCATTATAAGCATGCTATTATTTTAAAGAAACGTCAGATAGCTTCTTCTTATTTCCACATGGCTAAACTACTTAATCAATATTGGTTTGAAGAAGGTGCTGTGTTAAAGATAGGAGCAAGTCTAAAAGATTATATAAATGAGAAAGGATCTTGGAAGTTTCTTAATGAATACAAAAACTTCTTAAATGAACACACTGCTTGGTATAGACCAGCTGAGCCAGATAAGGTGGGAGCATGGCAACAGCAAATTAAAGTGAGAATAAATAATCGTGATACTTATAGAGGATTAAAATCTACAATTAACTCTTACTCTTTTGAAAAAGATCCAACCAATGGTGTGGGTGGACCTGTAACGTATTTCTTTCATGAGGAGGGGGGTATTGCTCCTAAGATGAATGACACCTATGGGTTTATGAAACCAGCCCTTAAATCAGGCCATATCATCACAGGACAGTTTATTGCTGCAGGATCTGTAGGTGATCTTGATCAATGTGAACCTCTTAAAGAATACATCATACATCCAGAAGAAAATGGATTCTATGCAGTGGAATCAAATCTTTTAGATGGAGATGGTAGTATAGGTAAAACAGGATTATTTATACCAGAACAGTGGTCTATGCCTCCTTATATAGATGGATATGGTAACTCTAAAGTGGAAGAAGCTTTAGTTGCTCTTGACGAAGAGTTTGAAAAATCTAAGAAGAACATGGATCCAGCTGCTTACCAGCTTACAATATCTCAGCATCCTCGTACTATAGAAGAAGCTTTTGCTACACGTAAGATAAGTGTATTCCCTCCACACTTAGTATCTAAACAATTACAACGTATTAGTGATAAAAACTATGGAGTGGAATATCTTGAGCTTTCTAGAAATGCTGAAGGAAAGATTATAGATAAGCAATCCAGAAAGATTCCTATAATGGAATTTCCTATTTCTAAGAGAACAGAAGATAAAGAAGGTGTAATATGTGTATATGAAAGACCTCACCCCAATCCTTCATTTGGAATGTATTATGCCTCTGTAGATCCTGTAGGAGAAGGTAAAACAACCACTTCTGATTCTTTATGTGCTATATATGTTTACAAAAATGCTGTAGAGGTTATTAAAGACAATGGTAATGGAGATGTAGAAAATTCTATAGAACGAGATGGCTTAGTGGCTAGCTGGTGTGGAAGATTTGATGACATTAATAAAACCCATGAAAGACTAGAACTTCTTATAGAGTGGTATAATGCTTGGACAATTGTGGAAAATAACGTAGCTTTATTTATACAGTATATGATATCTAGAAAGAGACAAAAATACTTGGTTCCTAAAGATATGATATTATTCTTAAAAGATATAGGAGCTAATAGAAATGTGTTTCAAGAATATGGCTGGAAGAATGTGGGTACATTATTTAAAGGAAACCTTCTATCTTATGGTATTGAATTTCTTAAAGAAGAACTTGACAATGAAACTCTACCAGATGGAACCATTGTAAAAACCATTTATGGGGTGGAAAGAATACCAGATCCCATGCTTCTAAAAGAAATGCAGGCTTATAGAGAAGGTGTCAATGTGGATAGACTTGTAGCATTCTGTGCTCTTATAGCTTTTGCTAAAGTGCAACAATCTAATAGAGGCCTATCTAAACGTATTGAGACCAATAAAGAAAACTTGGCAAATAGCCAAAAAATTAGTAAATTAAATTGGGGCCCCTTTAGACACATGGGTCAATCAAAACTTAAACCTTCAGTGTATGCACAACCAAGAAGTCCCTTTAAAAACATCAGATAGCATAACAATTTCTATTACAGATTGGAATGCTGGAACTTTTATATTTACAAATACAACAGGACCAAGAGATGTCACCTATGTTAACTATGAATATATTACCCTAACTAATTAATAATCATGCAAGTATATAACGCATTAGACCTTAAAGCTGGAAAGAAAGTAGAATACCACAAGATGGGTGTGCTTACGCAACCTATTCAATTTCTACCACAAGCTGATAAAGATGATCAGTGGAGAGCATGGAATCTTGACTGGTTAGAGTTTCAGGGAATGAAACAACTTAGACGTAATGCAAGACGTCTAATGAAAAACTATAAATTAGCTAAAGGTATTATTGATCGCACTGATTATATAGTGGAGGAAAATAATGAGATGGCTGATCTTATAGACACACTTACAAAAGAGGATGCATCAGCTTTAGAGCTTAAATTCTATCCTATTATTCCTAGCGTTGTAAACGTTCTTACAAATGAATTCTCTAAGAGAACTTCAAGAATAATGTTTAGAGCTGTAGATGATCAGTCTTATAATGAGATGCTTGATATGAAAAGGCAAATGATTGAAGATGCTTTGCTTGATGATGCCAAAAATAAAATAATGGCTAAGATGACTGAGATGGGACTTGATTTAAATTCTGAACAAGCTCAGCAAGAATCATCTCCTGAAAAACTTAAAACACTTCCAGAAATACAAGCTTATTTTAATAAGGACTATCGTTCTATGATAGAACAATGGGCCACTCACCAAATGAGAGTGGATGATGAAAGATTTAAAATGCAAGAACTAGAAGAAAGAGCTTTTAGAGATATGCTCATCACTGATAGAGAGTTTTGGCATTTTGCTTTAGGCGAAGAAGATTATGAATTAGAATTATGGAATCCATTACTTACATTCTACCATAAGAGCCCAGATGTACGTTACATATCTCAGGGTAACTGGGTGGGTAAGATTGATATGATGTCTGTATCAGACGTATTAGATAAGTATGGATGGATGATGACTCAAGATCAATTAGAAGCTCTTGAAGTTATCTATCCTGTACGTTCTGCAGGTTATGCAGTTTCTGGATATCAAAATGATGGTACATATTATGACCCTACAAGATCTCATGAGTGGAACACTCAACTTCCTTCACTTGCTTATAGGCAGTTTACTTCTTTATATGATGCTAAGTTTGGCACTGGTGATATTGCTGAGTGGATCCTATCTGATAGTGAAGATCTTCAAGACTTTGGTAAATCTCATATGCTTCGTGTTACACATTGTTATTGGAAAAGTCAAAGGAAAGTGGGCCATCTTACTAAAATCACTGAAGATGGGGAAATAATTCAAGAAGTTATTACAGAAGATTATAAAATGGTTGATAAACCTATGTATAACACAGCTGTATATAAACAAAAAACTAAAGATAATCTTATATATGGGGACCATATTGATTGGATATGGATTAATGAAACATGGGGTGGTGTGAAGATAGGACCAAATAGACCTGCATTTTGGGGTGTAAATAACCCAGGGGGTATCAATCCCATCTATCTTGGGTTACAAGGAGGTAAGCCAGGTAGAATTCCTTTCCAATTTAAAGGAGATCAAACACTTTATGGATGTAAGCTTCCTGTAGAAGGATCAGTGTTTGGAGATAGAAACACACGTTCAGTGAGTCTTGTAGATCTTATGAAACCATATCAAATTGGTTTTAACATAGTAAATAATCAAATAGCAGACATCTTGGTTGATGAACTAGGCACAGTGATTATGTTAGACCAGAATGCTTTACCTCGTCACTCATTAGGAGAAGATTGGGGTAAAAATAATCTGGCTAAAGCTTATGTTGCTATGAAGAACTTCCAAATGTTACCATTGGATACTTCAATCACCAATACAGAGAATGCTCTTAACTTCCAACATTATCAAGTGTTAAACCTAGAACAAACTCAACGTTTAATGTCTAGGATACAATTAGGTAACTATTTTAAACAACAAGCGTTTGCTGTAATAGGATTGAATGAGCAACGTATGGGAATGCAGATAGCTCAGCAACAAACTGCTACAGGTATAGAACAAGCTATGAATGCTTCTTATGCACAGACAGAACAATACTTTATACAGCATAGTGATAACTTAATGCCTCGTGTACACCAAATGAGAACTGACTTAGCACAGTATTATCATTCTAAGAAACCTAGTGTACGTCTTCAATACATCACTACAGCTGATGAAAAGATGAACTTTGAAATGAATGGTACAGATCTTCTTATGAGAGATCTTAACATCTTCTGTTCTACTAAAACTAATTCTCGTGCTATTATGGAACAGCTTAAACAACTAGCTATACAGAATAACACTAGTGGTGCTTCTATATTTGATCTTGGTAATATTATTAAATCAGAGTCTATTGCTGAGCTTACAGGTGTTCTTAAAGGTACAGAAGAGAAGATGCTGCAACAAAAACAACAAGAACAACAGCATCAACAACAAATGCAACAAGAGCAGTTACAATCTCAAGAGAAACAATTGCAAATGCAAATGCAATTTAAATCTGATGAATCTCAAAAAGATAGAGACACTAACATCATTGTGGCTGAAATTAGAGCTGCAGGGTATGGTGCAGGAGTGGATATTAACCAAAACCAGCAATCTGATTATGTGGATGCTTTGGCTAAGATTCAAGATGATCAACGTTATCAAGATGAAATGAATCTTAAAAGGGAAACCCACCTTGTAGAAAAACAACAATCAGATGATAAACTAGATGTAGAAAGACAAAAGATTCAAACTCAAAAAGATATAGCTAATAAACAACTTCAAATAGCTAAAGAAAATAAGAATAAATATGATAAGCCTGGATCTGCTAAAAAGAAATAGAATAGTTATAGCTCTATTATCCATAGCTTAGGTGTGATTTAAAAAGATTTTGTAAATTTTTAGAGTTTAAATTAGTATATTATTAATGTAGAGATACACATAAAAAACCAATATATATTATGGCTGAAAATCAAACAAATGTACAGACTTCTGTACAACAAATAGATGTAGATATTGATAGCTGGTTAGGAGCTCCTGGTGCTGACAGTATTGTCACTCCTTCTAAAGAAGAAGCAAAACCAAATCTATTCAGTAAAAACACAACAGATCTTACTTTCTTAGATAAACCTTCTGCTCTTGATAAACCTTTAACAGGTGACGAGGAAAGTGATATTAAAGAAAAGCTAGTATCTAAAGAACAAGCTAAAGAAATTCTAAGTGACATTTTGGATGGCGACATTACAGATGAGCTAGAAGAAGATGATACTCCTAAAAAAGGAAGACCAAAAACAGAAAAGTCTGGATTGGTTGAGTTTCTAAAGAAAAGAATAGAATCAAATGAAATGTTTGCATTTGATGACTATGATGAAAAGAAACAATCGTTAGATGAATACTTAGGAAATCTATCTGAAAAAGATGTAGATGAACTATGGAAAGCTAATGTTGATAATCTTAAAAGTGAAGTGGCTTCTCAAACACCTGCTGAATTTTTTAAGAGTCTTCCAGAAGAACTTCAATATGCTGCTAAGTATGTAGCAGATGGTGGTCAAGATCTTAAAGGACTATTTCAAGCTTTAGCTCAAACAGAACAAGTGAGAGAGCTTGATCCTAATGATGATTATGATCAAGAGCTTATTATAAGAAACTTTTTACAAGCTCGTGGAGAAGATGCTGAAGATATCGAAGAAGAAATAGCCACTCTTAGAGATCTTGGATCTCTTGAAAAGAAAGCTAAACAATACAAACCAAAGTTGGATGCAATGCAAGAACAAATTGTTCATGCACAACTTGCTGAACAAGAGCAACGTAGACAACAACAAGAACAAGCAGCTAGTGCATATATACAAAACGTATTTGAAGCACTTAGACCTGGAGAGATAAGTGGAATGAAACTTGATAAAAAAACTCAAGCATTTCTTTATTCAGGACTTGTTCAACCTCAATATCCTTCTGTATCAGGTAGACCTACTAATTTGTTAGGACATCTTTTAGAGAAGTATCAATATGTAGAGCCCAATTATGAATTAATTGCTGAAGCTCTTTGGTTACTTTCTAGCCCTGATGACTATCGTCAATCTTTACAAAAACAGGGTAAGAATGCAGCAGTTGAACAAACTGTAAGACAATTAAAGACAGAACAAGCTCGTAAGAATATTTCTACATATCACGAAGAAGAAGAACAAAATAAGCCTAAAAAAATAACTAGACAAACAAATATTTTTAAACGATAATAATTTTATTAACCCTTAAATTTTAAGCCCTATGGCAACCCCAGTTTTAAACAATGGTATATTCCTACGTGACACTCAGTATCATACGAGTTCACATGTGGATTCATATCACTTATCTAACTTACTAAAATCTGCAGAGCCAACTGACTTAGGTCCAGTTGATTTGTGGGCAATGGTACAAAAGGTAGAAATGCCTCTTTATCAAATGTCTTCTTTTGGTGGTAAGAATGTGATTATGGTAGACAACGCACGTGGTGAATACAAATGGCAAATTCCTGTAGCACAGGACTTACCTTACATCATTGAAGATCTTGATCCTCAGAATGCAACTAAAGGCGTTGATGGTCAAACCTTCAAGATTAAATTAAACAAACGTTCTTTTGGTCATGGTGATATCATCACTTATGACAAGTACAATGGTGTGGAAATGTACATCACTGCTGATGATGTTATCCCAGCAGGAGATGGTTTCATATACACAGTACAGTTGGTAAACAACGACAACACTAAATTCTTGGACAACAAATACATTACAGTTGGTACAAGAGTGTTTAGAAAAGGTTCTGCTCGTGGTGAGTATGGCGAAAGATTCTCTGACATTGGTTCAGTGTCTGCAGGATTTAGAGAGTTCTACAACTACGTTGGTGGTGCTGAAGCTCACGTTCATTATTCAATCTCTAGTCGTGCTGACTTGATGATGAAAGGTGGAATGAAAGCTGATGGTACAGTTCCAGTTATTGAACTTTGGAGAAACTTTGACAAAAATCCTGATCCTTCTATTACTAACTTGGAAGATATGGCTTCTAAGATGGGTAAGGACTATGTTAAAAAAGCATACCAATCAGGTCAATTAACTCGTTCTTTCTTGACTACTTTAGAAGCAGCTCATTTGACTAAGATTGCTAATGACATCGAAACTTACTTAATGTGGGGACAAGGTGGTAAAGTTAAGCAAGATGGTCCAGATGATATTCGTTTATCAGTGGGTCTTTGGAAGCAATTAGATAACTCTTACAAGCGTATATATAATCGTGGTACTTTCAATTTGGATTTGTTTAAATCTGAATTATTCAACTTCTTCAATGGTAAGGTTGAATTTAAAGGACCAGATCCTCAACGTCAGTTGATTGTTCAAACTGGTTTGGGTGGTATGAAGCTTGTTAACGAAGCTATCAAGCGTGAAGCTGTTAACTCAGGTTTGGTTATTAATGCTCATGAGATTGGAGCTATCACTGGTAAGGCAATGGATCTTAACTTTGGATTTGCTTACACTCAATACATTATTCCTTTCTTGGCTAACATTAAATTTGTGTTGAACCCTGCATTTGACAACGTTCATACAAATGATATTGAGAATCCAATCATCGATGGTTTCCCATTAAGTTCATATAATTTCATTATCTTTGATATCACTGATAATACTAATGACAACATCTATTTATTGAAATTGTCTTGGGATAATCAATTGAAGTGGTTCTATCAAAATGGTACTATGGATTATATGGGTCGTACACAAGGATTCCAATCTTCTGGAACTTTCAATGGTTACAGAGTGTTTATGACACAAACAATGCCAGCTATCTGGGTTAAAGATCCAACAAAAGTGTTGAAGATCGTTATGAGAAACCCAATCACTGGTGGATCATTCTAATTAAAACAGTACTCAGGTGCATACCATAAGAACTGCACCTGGGTCTTTTTATATTGTTTAACACTACTAAAAATAAAAAACATGGCTGGTAATCCAAAAACACCAAAATCTACTGCACCTGGTTATGCTAGAGTGCCTGCATCTACTAAAGGCGTTAGAGTTGGAGTAAACAACTCTAATGTAAAACCAAATGTTCCTACAATGAAAAAAGGTGGAATGGTTGGTAAAACTGCTCCACTTATGAAAAAAGGTGGAATGGCTGGAAAGAAAAAATGTTAATGCCCCTCTAAGGATAGTATCCTTAGATTACCTAAAGTATGCACACCACACTGATCATGTGAAGGATTTGCAATCCTTATTAGGTTCTAAAAAATTATATAATATGATATCACTTAAACGTCTTATAATGAAACCTGGCTCTCCAGATAGAGCTATAGAACAAGGGTATACACAAGCTGAATCTGCTTTAGCTCGTATAGCTCATGTTAATAGATTATCTAGAGATATAATGGATATAAAGTATTATGAAGCAGACTTGGGTGCAGGAACTAGTACTACACTTAGAATATCTTCTAAGAAAGGTATTGTTGAAATTGAAAATTATGACAACACTTCTCAAGCATTTGACATACTATTACAAAACTCTGAGATTATACCAGATAGAGAAAAATTTTATATTCAATTAACTGCTTACAATTCAGGTGGTGCTGTACCTGTAATTTTTGCTACAGGTGCTGCTTCTGATACATTTAGTATAAGGATTTATGATGTAGATGGAGGTGGTAATTGGGCAGATACATACTTTTATTATGAGCTTGTAAAAATAGATTAATATATCTTATATTTACAAATGCTGAACTTATTAAAGATGATGCTCATAAATAAAAAAATTCTGAAAACTAACTTACAGAAAGTTGGATTTCTAAGTTGTTAAATTAATTATACTTTATCGAAATTTTTTCGATAATTCGTTTATAATTTTACATAAAATAAAAAAAACCAAACATGAGTAGTGTAACAATGGTGGAGATGTATCCACAAAACAAAAAGTCAACAATTGCAGTGAAGCCTTATTTTGATGCTAACATAGATAATATGGGATTGCAAAAATATGGACTTAGTCTTTTTGATGGAGCTTTTCACGAAGAATCAATTGCTTGTTTAGAAATCAATGGTATTAAAAGATACCTCACTGGTCTAAACGAATTTGCTCCTGAAATTAAAGATTTGCCTTTAGATGAGCAAGAAGCTAAAGTTAAAGAGATTCGTAAAATTGTTTCTTATTTAGAAAAAACACTTGTATCTAATGTAATTGATCCTGAAGATAAAGAGTTTTGGAACAAAGTAAAATTGTTAAAACAAGATAATGGAGAATTTTGGGATAAGATTAAAATAAGATGTGGTAATGAACCTGTTTTTTTAGATCCAGAAAAAGATCCATATGATTTGATTAAGTTATATTCAATTGAAGCAGGAGGATTTTCAATCATAGCTAAATCACTAGAAGAAGCTCGTAGTAAATCTACACCTCCTAAATTCTATTTAGATAAATTAGAAGATACAGCATCTACTAAAACTGAAGTTAAGAAACTTAGAAATAAAGCTTTATCAGAACTTCAGAAGTTATTTGATAAAAACCAGAACAAACTTATATATGTTGCTCGTCTATTAGATCCTAATGGAGCACAGTATAAGAAGTCTACACCAAATGATATTGTCTATGATAATATGGATAAGTATATCAATGGTGATCTTATGGAAAAGAATAAGACAAAGACTGCTGAAAGATTTTTAGAAACAGCTAATCTTGACATGGAATCATTAAAGATTAAAGCTATTGTAAAGGATAGTGCTTATTATAAGTTCATTTCTACAAAAGCTGATGGCTTTATATATCATATGTCTACTACTACATTACTAGGTAGAAATCAAGCTGATGTAGTAGAATATCTTAAAAATCCTTTAAATGAAGAGATCCTTATAGATCTTACTAAGAAAGTGGAAAAGTATTGGAATCAATAATTGTAAACTTAAAATTTAAAAAAATGAAAGGTACAAAACAATGGTGGAAATCTAAGACAATCTGGGGTATTGCAATTGCAGCTCTAGGTGTATTACTTAATAATGTTCTTAAAGTGGATGTATCTCTTCCTGCAGATGCTACTTACGATCAAACTGAAGCTGCAATAGAAGCTATTAAAGCTGCTCAAGGTGATTTAAGTGTAATTGGTGCACAAGTCATCACTCTTATTGGTTTAGTAGTAGGTGTTATAGGTCGTATGCAAGCTGAGAAGAAAATAGCATAATAATGGCAAAAGATAAAAAGTGGATACAGAAAGCAATTAATCCAGCACATAAGGGTTATTGTACTCCTATGACTAAAGCCACTTGTACTCCTAAGAGAAAAGCTCTTGCTATGACATTAAAAAAAATGGCTAAGAAAAAATAAAATGGCTAAGAAAGTTAAACTTACAACTGGTGGTGAAAAGCATGTTATCTATAAAAAAGAAAGTGCTACAGGTGTAGGTGAAGGAAAGAAAGGTCATATTATGGTGAACCATCCTACCAAAAATAAAGGTAAATGGGATACAATAGATCTTACACAAAAAGCTAAAGCTAAGACAGTTAAGCAAGGTGTAGCAGCTACAAAGAAATGGCATAAAGATAACCCATATAAAAAACAAAACAAAAAATGAAAAAAGTAATCTTAAGTTTAATCGTAGTAGTATTATTAGTAGCATGTCATTCA